AATAAATTTCTGAGTTGATTGAATTGATTAATCGACAAAAGTGAAGTCCCTTTTGAATAATATAATCCATTTCTAAAGCTAAAAACTTTATAAACTTTTTGACAACCGTCGTAATAATCGATTTTATCAGCTCCTCGATGAGCAAGCACAGTCAAAATTAATTTTGGATCAATTTTATGCAATTCAGTTTCAAATTCTTTTTTAGTCATCGTCTTCATATAGAACTCTTTCCAGTTTCTTGATTAATTCATTAGCTTCATTTTTATCTGACTTCCACAGAACAGATGTTTCGTGGTGAACGAATGTTATCGCGGTACCGTCACTGTAATACCTCATTTATTAAAAAAATAATGTACGGTTTATTTTCATACCCCTTTTATTAAAAAATTATTAAAGAAAATCCTTAGCACTCTCTACAAAATAGTGCTAATCGTGTAGGGTTCAGCAAAAACGTGTATGCTTGATGTACAGTTCCTGCACACTTTCACTCTTACTCCCAGTAAGGCTATGTATATTATGTATACTTTTCTCTTAAATAGTGTATTTGTAAAAAGAAAATATATATAGTAAAAGAGGGTTTAAAACCGTACATACTGTTAAAAACCATGCATATCCCTTGTGGCTCTAGGGGCTAGACAAGTTGTCAACTATACATAGATATACAAAACTGTACATAGCTAATTATTCCAGTCAAAATGAATTGGTTCTTCTTTTAGCTTTATCCCTAAATAGTAGTAGCCGCCTGTTTTACGCATTTTAGGTAATTTTTTTGCCATTTCTTTGCCGAATTTAGTCATTGACATTCTGTACTCACCAGATTTCTCAGCCCAAATTCGATATTCGTCATAGAGTGATCTGGCTTTGACATTGTATTCAGCGCCATCAATGCACATTTCATTTATGAAAGCATCAAGTGGATCCATGTTCTCGCGATATTCACGACTAGCTTCACTAACTCTTTCTGGGTCTTCCAGTCCTTCACGTTGCCACATGATTGCACCTTGAACAATCCAATTAAGGATTCCAGTCCACTCAGATTTAAGCTTATTTTCAAGATTTTTATCAACCTTGTCTTTGGGAATCTGTACGTCAAACGGGATAACCTTTAGTCTGCGCCAGATACCTTCATCAGTTCCCCTTATTAAAGGTAAGTGATTGGTAGCCATCCAAATTTTGAACTTTGGCGTGTATTCAAATTCCATACCGTAAAGGAACCGAGCTAGTATCTTGTCACCACCGGTTAATTGCTTAACTAGCGATTCATCTAGTCGGCTGCCTTCATTAGCTTCACTAGATGTAACTAGTCGTGTATTCTCTAGTCTTGCAATATCGCTGTTCGCATTCCCGGTATTGTTGTGGACGATGATTGATTCAACGTTCATCTGCTTAGCGTAAGAACCTAGAATGTTTCTAATTGTGTTGATAAAAACCGATTTACCGTTTCGACCTGAGCCAAGCAATAGGAACATTACCTGCTCTGCAGTTGATCCGGTTAATGAATAGCCAACAGCTTTCTGCACATAATGGATCAATTCTTCATCATTTTTGAATATTTGATTAAGAAATTGATCCCACAGTGGGCAGTCAATGGTGTCTGAATATTCAGCTGCCGTTTGCTGACTAAACATCTTTTTAATATCGTGGTCTTTTAACTCACCATTTGATAAATTAACATAACCAGATTCGGTATTGAGTAGCATGCGGTCATGATCGAATTCACCGTGATCGACTGTGACATATTTCTTGAATTCATCAATCATGTGAACCTTTGCCATATGTGATCTGCTGTCTTTGACAAATTTAAGCCATTCGCTTTGCATTTTGTCCTGATCGGTATTGGTAGAAAAGCTAAAATCAGGTTTTTCAGTCCTTAGAGAATTGACCACTTTTTCAGCAGCCAGTTCAATATGACGACCATTATCTAACTCCCAATACGAACCATTATAGAAATACCAGGTTTTATCCGTTGCCATCCATTTAAAAAAACTGCCAAACTGATCATTCAATCTTTGTCCTCTGCCGGTGTCATCCCAGGAACGATGCGGCAATTGTTTGCTTGTCCTTTGATTAAAGGCAAACACAATGTCAGGCTTTTTATTTTCATTAGCCGGATCATAGATATTAGATGTCTCATTGATTGCTTTGTTAAGCAAGCCGACACCATAAGTAACAGCCCCATGTTTCTCATCATATTTATCACGCATTAAGCTAGAATTTCGAAAAATTGTATCCATCTTGTGGAAGTTGCGTCCACACCAGAATGCTAAGTCGTTTGCGAAAGCCATATCGGCTTCAGAATGTGATGTATAGAATTGGTCCCAGCCACCTTTCATAAACATCGTGAAGCGTTTGCCAACTTTAGGACTTTCTTCTGCTCTCTTGATAATTTCTGGAACGGACAAATCAACAGGAGTGATGTTATTTGTTTCAGAATGAAGTGAAATTACTTTGTCTTTGCCGAAAAGATATTCGTACAAGGCCTTCATTTCATTTTCATTGAGAGATTTAACCGACATATTTTCTTCCATCGTGTTACCAGTCAAGGCAAAGAAACGCCCTGTTTGGTACATTTCAAATTGGCCTTTACGTCTTCTGTGACCTGGAATTTTCCCTTTGAAAATGACATGAATTCCTTTGCCAGATTGCGAAATTTCACGATATGAATTTTTGGTCATTTGCTGAATATCATAAACTAGGTTAGCTGAATTGTTGAAATAATCTTTTAATTCTGTTTCAATACCATCAACGTCAAGCCCTACATATCCATTAGCAAAGTAGAAAGCCAAACCGTCTGCTCTGTCAATCTTAGACAATTGGCGTAAAGCTTCGTCAAACGTGCTCCAAGTATTTGGATCATTACTTTTACCAGCCGTTCCATCATAAGGGTTGATTGGAATCTTGGTATTTTTGTGACGTTCCGGCAAATATTTCAGTTGAAATAGTCCCCACTGCTTTAGATTCTTCAATCCTTGAGGGATTGTTTTTTCATAATGTGTAAATTCTGCCAATCAGCTCACCTCTTTCATATCAAATAAAAAATTAAACCTAATCCGACAAGCCATGCCATTCCGCTTAAAATAATATGCATTAGAATGGCAAGTCATTTGAAATATTCTCATCTGCAGCACCTTTGTTGCCTTTAAATGGATCTTTAGGTTCAGCAGGAGCAGACTTTTTGACATTTAATGGGAATCTAGTTTTTTGCCATGAATTAGTAAAAGTACTGTTTTGCTTACGTCTCTCGCCATTGTATTCGTTGTCGTTTACGGAAACGTAAATTCTGATTGGCTTACCCTTGCAAGCCCTGAATAAATCATCTTTGGATTTAATATACTTATCTACTTGTGCTTGAGTTAATCCAATTGCATCGGCAATATTTGCTAAATCTGTTGGATTATATTTACCCGAGTCTCTACCATTTGCATCTTTTGCAGTCCAAACCCGTGAAAAGTAGTGCCGACCGTGTGCAACTGCATTTGTTTTAGCTAAGCTCTTCACTTGGTCTAAATCTCTGCGAACGATCATGTCAAAACTCATATTTTCATGACCACCTTTACTTGCATCACCATGAACTGAGTCAATAATCATTTCGTAAGTTCCTGCCGGTAATAACTCGTTACCATCATTGTTTTTCTTGTTTAAATCGATAAATGACATAATTTATAAATTTCCTCTCGTTAAATAAATTGATTAATATTTTTGTGCTTATAATTTTTCAAAAATTGCTATCGCTCTAACCACCCTCTTTCTTTGGCTTGGTAAAATATCCATCCATGTTTATAACCCTTAGCTCTCGCATAGAGTGATAATTCATGCATATAGGTTAGTGAACTAACCAATATGCATGAATTATCACTCTATGCG